CAAGCGAGAAGGTCTGCCCCACATGCAGTATTTACAACATGCTCATGCGGGAGGCCTTATCAAGCCTGTACTTGCCGAATATCGGCGAATTAACAGGCATAATGGTAAGGTCGCTGCTGAAGAATGGCTTGCCACCAACTTTGGTTGGCTTCCCATTTTTCAAGCTGCGCAAGACTTCGTATCTACTGCTTTAAGGTCTAATAAGATCTTAAATCAGTACATGCGTGACGAGGGTCGGCTTATTCGCCGATCCATGACGTTCCCAACTGTTGTGACCGGTGAGACCTTGGCCTCTGGCCAGGGTCAGGTCACAACAATGTCTCCTAACGGAGCCGCTCAGAATATTTTTGAGGGGTCCCGTTTCGGTACCAGATCAGAGTATACGATACTCGAACAGAGTTATCGTTTCTCTGGGGCGTTTATGTATAAACTCCCCGACCTCGGGCCTCTGGGTCCCCACGCCGCTCAGCTACAAAAGCTAACAGGCGTGAAGATTACACCAGAGGTTCTGTGGAATCTGGCACCATGGTCCTGGCTCGTCGACTGGAACGTGAACGTCGGACATTGCTTAAGCAATGCCGAAGCTCTCGCCAGTGACGGCCTGGTAATCGCTTATGGTTACCTCACGAGGAAATCTCATGGGGCACACCATAACGACACATCTGGACCCCATCTATATGGGCAACAATCCAGTATGTGGCCTTTCGCGGCGATCACCGATAAGATCGAGCGAGTTCGGGCAAACCCTTATGGGTTCGCGACCAATCCTTCAAGCTATAGCTTGAAGCAATGGTCGATCCTCGGTGCTCTTGGTTTGACCAAGGCTCCGAACTCCCTATGGTAGGCTGCCATAGGATGCATAGGGCCCGGGTGTCTTACCCGTTGGCCCTACCACAATAGAAAGGTATGCCTGTGTTCGCTGACCCTCAGTCTGTTACGATCTCCGGTACGGCGCATTCGCTTCCGCGAATCACCTCCGGAGTCAACAGTGGCGCCTTCCAGAAGGACGACGCCTCGGTCAAGATGTCGGTCTCTTCCCAGTATGGGAAGCGGAACCGACGAGTGATCCGACTGGACCACTCGAAGTATGCCGCTGACCCTCTGTTCCCCACTCAGAACACGCCGTACAGCGCTGCTGTTTACGTCGTGTTCGATGTGCCCAAGGTTGGGTACACTGTGGCGGAGCAGAAGGCCATTTGGGATGGCTTTGTTGCCAATCTCCAGGCTACTTCTGGTGCGAACATCACCAAGCTTCTTGGCGGAGAGAACTGAGTTCACCCCGCCTCCAAGCTTGTCAGCGTTCTCAGGCTAAGGATTGGATCACCCACTATAGAGTGAGGGACCATGAAAAGCCTGATGTACCTGTTCTATGTGCTGCTCGATGAATGTGGGCAGCAGTGCAGCGTCAGCACCACTCGAGACAGAAAAACTATCTCGAGGCGAGTTGAAGATGAGGGGTTCTCGTTTATCACGATCACCCTTGCGAACTTTGGGAAGGACTTCGAAAAAAGTCTTTCTCAAGGTTGCGTATCCCACGACCTTTTCCAGGGTTTCTCCTGGAGAGGCGGTCTCCCGAAATTCCTTTCGGGTTTCCTTGGGAATGTCTTCAACTCAAAAGATGGGTGCTTGCTGGATGACCCTGACGTGCAGTCGATCCAATCCATTAGGCAATTATGTTTTGCCATGGAGAAGATCAACATGCCGTGTACTCCTGAGAGGGAGTTATCGGCAATCCGCCAGTATATCCAGTGTGAGCAGGATGTGCGCTTTAGCGATCAGGCTATCTCAGACTCACATTGGTCTGAGTTTAGCAGGACCGCCAATCTCTTATTCGCTGAGCTCTTTTCGGAGCTCAACCATGCCGTGGACAATTTATCTCTTGTCCCACGGCATGGTCCTGGTGGCACTGCTGACGACCGTAAAGGTAATCAAAAGTGGCACCAAGACGAGTGGCCGCGCCGGTTAGAGGAATATTTTCCTCTAGACCTGTTTTTGGCCCCCAACCCCCGCTATGCGGAACAGGTTGGGAAGAGCGTTAACATCCTCGAACCCCGGGACGAGAGACCTGTAAGGGTCATCTCTGTTCCAAAGACGCAAAAGACACCGCGTATCATCGCTCTCGAACCGACAGCGATGCAATACGCACAACAATCTCTACTTAAAGAGATTGTAGCAGGGATGGAGAGGCATGACTTCCTACTCCAGCTCCTTGGTTGGAAAGGATTTGGTAGGGACATGAGTGTCCTTAACCATAACCTTGCACGACTGGGTTCTTTGAACTCCAGTTTCGCCACCTTGGATTTATCCGAGGCGTCCGATCGTGTCTCTAATCAGCATGTACTCCAGCTCTTCAAGTCTTTTCCCTCCCTGTTGGGAGCGGTTCAGGCTTGTAGATCGAGGAAGGCTGATGTACCTGGCGTAGGCGTAATTCGCCTCGCCAAGTACGCGTCGATGGGTTCAGCGTTAACCTTTCCCATTGAAGCTATGGTCTTCACGACCATTATCTTCATGGCAATAGGTTCAACGCTCAATCACCCATTGACCAGAAGGGACATTTTGTCCCTAACTGGTCAGGTGCGCGTCTTTGGTGACGATATTATCGTCCCCAAAGATTACGCGTTAGTTGTGTACGAATACCTCGAAGCCTTTGGGCTTAGAGTTAACCGTCGCAAGACTTTCATTGAAGGAAACTTCAGGGAGTCTTGCGGGAAGGAATATTACAACGGAGAAGACGTTACTGTCTTTAGATTCCGTCGTGAACTCCCTTCCGCACAACGAGAGTGCGACCGGATTGTCTCCCTTGCAGAGACCAGGAACCACGCCTACAAGCATGGTTACTGGATGGTTGCCCGCGCTATCGATAGTTTCTTCGATAGAATGGGGTGGCCTTTCCCTGTTGTAGGAGAAAGAGCATCCGGCATTGGCAGGAACAGCTTCCTCGGCTATGAAAGCCAAAGGATGTGTGATAAGCTCCATAGGCCCCTTGTCAAGGCCATGGTGCCCACCTTCAAGTGGCGACGAGAGTCGCGGCTCGAAGATGTTCCTGCACTAACGAAGCTTCTCACAGAAGCTGGTGTTGGGTCCGAAGAAACAGACCCTTGGTCCCGTAAGGGACTCGCCACCTACTATCGGATAGCTACCGATAGTGTGAGCTCGCTTGAACGCTCTGGGCGTCCGTCACAGGCCCGCACAACTGTGAGGTGGATCTCCCCGTTTTAACGGGGGGAGAAGAGGGGTGGGCTTTTGCCCTCCTTTCTTCGTGGGAGCCAAGTGCTCCTCTTCGGTCAAATGACCGGGGAGGTGCCCTTCGCAGGGCACCTCCCACTCCACTGTGAGGTG